GACAGTGCTAAAGCTTTCAAATTCATCGTAGATGATATTGAAACAAATATGTCACATGTAAACTTTAAAGAAGTAGCTTCAAGCTCTGCAGCTTACTCTTTAAAAGATTCATATGATGCTGCTGTACTTTCTACAATGTTCTCAGGCGTTTCTGCTTCAGGACCTGACCATGTCATTGGTGCTGATGCTGCTGCTGGTAGTGTTGGTGTAGGCGAAACAACTGCTTCTGTAGACTTAGGTGTCGCTTCTGAAGTTGACCCTCTAGACTTAATGGCTAGAATGGCTAGACTTCTTGATGACCAATCAGTCCCAGAAGAAAACAGATGGTTCGTTGCATCTCCTGATTTTTACGAAGAACTATCACAAAGTGGTTCTAAGTTATTATCAGTAGATTTTAACGCTGGTCAAGGCTCAATCAGAAATGGTTTAGTTTCAAGTGGAAAATTAAGAGGCTTTGATATGTATAAGTCTAACAACGTACCTTCAGTTTCAACTGCTACAGGTCAATGTTTAGGCGGACATATGTCATCCACAGCAACTGCTAACACAATCTTATCAACAGAAGTAATTAGAGACCCTAGTTCTTTTGGTGATATTGTTAGAGGTTTACATGTCTATGGTGCGAAAGTACTTAGAGATGATGCTATGGTTAAAGCTTTCTATACAATTGACTAATAATCAAATCGGGGGGTCTTCATTGACCCTCCACTTTTACAGGGAGATAAAAAATGAAAAAAAGAAAGATGTATAAAAAAGGTGAAAAAGTTATGAGTGGCAATAAAGCTGCAATGGGTGGAAACGAACCTACATTTAAAACAAAAATGATGGGTGGCGGAAGAGTTAATTATAAGCATGGTGGAATGGCAGGATGTCAACCTACATACTCTGAGGACATGCCTAAAGCTAAAGCTAATTAATTATGAAAGTTCCAGCACCTAAAGGTTATCACTGGATGAAGTCTGGTAACTCTTATAAATTAATGAAAGACCCTGCAGGTGGTTACAAACCTCACAAAGGTGCAACTAAATCTGCTAATTTTAAAATTCAAAAGGTACATAAAAAATAATGGCTACTACATATCTAGATTTAACTAACGAAGTATTAAGAGAACTCAATGAGATTCCTTTAACGTCTGCAAGTTTTGCAGATGCTATAGGGTTTCAAAAGTTTGTAAAAGATACTGTTAATAAATCTATATTTGATATAGCTAACGAAGAACCTCAATTACCTTTCTTTTCTGCTGGAGTTAGTGGAGCTACTGACCCATTTTATGGTAACGTAACTGTAGAAACTGTAGCAGGACAAAGATGGTATACTTTGAAAGCTGGTAGTTCTAGTATCACTACTGATTATGCTTCAATAGATTGGGATGATTTTTATGTAACAACAATTAACGTAAGTGGAGAAACAGCTCCTTACGTTTCAAAAGGGTTAAGATTTTTAACTCTTGATGATTGGAAAAGATACTACAGAGATAGCGAAAACGAAGATGATGCTAATACTCAAAATCACGGAGAACCTAAATTTGTAATTAAGTCTCCAGATAACAGGAAGTTTGGACTAAGTCCTATTCCTGATAAAGTTTACAACGTACACTTTTATGCTTTCGTAAGACCCACTGCTTTATCAGCTTACGATGATACAATGGTTTTACCAGAGCAATACAGTAATATTGTAACAGCTAGAATGAGATATTATGTCTGGCAATTTAAAGAAAGTCCACAACAGGCTGCTTTTGCATTGGACGATTATAAGAAAGGAATGAAGTATATGAAATCTAATCTTATGAATCCAGCTCCAAAGTATATGACAGACGACAGAAGATACTTTTAAATTATGGCACGTTCACAACCTTTTACAGTAGCATGTGAAGGCGGTTTAGTTACTGCTTCTAATCAAATTGATTTGCTACGAAGACCCGGTGTAGCTACAGAGTTAGAAAACTTTGAAGTGGCTATAGAAGGTGGTTATAGAAGAATTAGTGGATTTACTAAATTTGGTGAAGATAGTGCAACCCAACCAACTGGAGGAGCTACTACTATACTAGGAGTATTTGCTTATGCAGATGGTGTTATAGTAACTGCTGGTACTAATATTTATTTTAGTAATGATGGAGCTACATGGTTACAAATAAATAAATTATCTGCAAATGGTGGTGATAATTATACAACCTTTACAGGTAAATCAGTTACTGCAAGAACTGGTCAAGGTCAATGTCAGTTTGTACTTTTTGAAGGTGCAACATTTGATTACGGTGAAGTAATTATAGCTGATGGTGCTAATAAACCTTGGGCTTTTAGAATGGAAGGCACAGGAGCTTTAAATACTAGAACATTTTTTACTAAAGAAATAACTGTAGATGGTACTAATGGTGTAAAGTATATTACTATTCACGACCATCATTTAATTGCAGCAGGAGTAGAAAATAATTTAAATACTGTTTATTACAGTGTCTATAACGACCCTGATAACTTTACAGGTTCTGGTGCAGGTTCTGTTCAAATATCAGACCAAATACAAGGTATTAAAGGATTTAGAACAGACTTAATAGTCTTTGCAGAAAATAGCATACATAAACTTATAAACATAAATGATAATGCTAATATTCGTATAGACCCTATTACAGAAAGTATAGGATGTTTAAGCGGTTATAGTATTCAAGAGATTGGTGGTGACTTAATATTTTTAGCACCGGATGGATTAAGAACAGTCGCTGGTACAGCAAGAATTGGTGACGTAGAGTTAGGAACTGTTAGTAAAGCTATACAACCTATAATGAGGGAAGTAGCTGAAAACATTAATACTTATCAAATAACAAGTATAGTATTAAGAGAAAAGTCACAGTACAGATTATTTTACAGTAACGTAAATGCAGTGGCTTCAGGACAAAAAGGAATTATAGGAACACTAAGACCAAACGGTTTTGAGTGGTCAGAAACAAAAGGATTAGAAGTAACAGAAATAGGTTCAGGATTTGATACGACAGGTGTTGAAAAATATTATCACGGGAATAATTCAGGTTATGTGTTTGTACATGATTCAGGTGATGATTTTGACGGAACTGCTGTATTAGCAAGATATGCTACACCAGACTATGACTATGGTGATTTAGGAACTTTAAAAACGTTACACTATTTAAAAATTTCAATAGCAGCAGAAGGATTGGTTACTCCAGAAGTTCAAGTTAAGTTTGACTATAATAGTGGAGACGTACCACAACCTAGAAATAATTTTTCATTAGGTACAGTTAATCCTTCATCAATATTTGGTAGTGCTGTATTTGGAACTAATATATTTGGTGCATCAGCATCACCTATGTTAAGAACACCATTACAAGGAAGTGGAACTTCAAATAACTTTACGGTGATTTCAAACGATAATAAAGCACCATACAGAATTAATGGTTTATATGTAGATTACATACCTTCAGGTAGGAGATAAAAACAATGGCAGGTTATATAAGACAAAGTACATTCGTAGATGGCGATACAATTACTGCTGCATTATTTAATAACGAATACAATCAGTTAGTCAATGCATTTAGTAATACATCAGGTCATAAACACGATGGTACAACAGCAGAAGGACCAGTAATAGGTCTGATTGGTGATGCAGGTGAGACATCTCCAAACAATAAAGTATTAATAGATACTACTAATAACTATATAGAATTTTATGTAGAAGTATCTTCAGCACCTGTACAACAATTATATATTGCAGATGGAGCTATTATTCCTGTCACAGATAGCGACATTGATTTAGGTACAACAAGTTTAAGATTTAAAGATACTTATACAGATACAGTCACAACAACTGGTAACGTAAGTATCGGTGGTGATTTAACCGTTACAGGTAGTGCTACTATCTCAGGTAATCTCACATTCGGTGATGCAGATACTGATAGTATTAATCTAGCTGCTGAAATTGATTCAGATATTATTCCTAACACTGATGGTACATATGACTTAGGAAGTGCTACAAAAGAATGGCAAGACCTTTACATTGATGGCACTGCAAACATAGATAGCCTTGTATCTGATACAGCAGACATTAATGGTGGTAC